TTGCTATGTTTGGAAGTGGTGTTATGCACCAAACTAGCACAGTTACAGGAATTAGACTAAAGCTAAATAGTGGTAATTATGATAGTTTTATATTTTCCATATATGGCATAAAGGAATATTCATAATGGCTACTAATTTACAGTTTATAAAAAAAGAAAGTGCAGATAATGTTAGTTCCTTAACTGTTACTGATATGTTTTCTGCACAATATGATGTGTATGAAGTATTTCTTAGAGGTAATGGTAGCCAAAATGTTGGCTCTATTACTGCTGAATTTTTAGATAGTGGGGGAAGTGATATTGCACAGGGTGCTTATGATTTTGCAACATTAAGGATGAAACCTAATTCTGCTTTTGATGATGTGTATGGTGAAAATGGAAATAGTTTTGAAATGGTTTATACAAGTGCAAGTGATAAAGATTTTGGAATTAAGATGACTGTTTTTAATCCATTTTCTAGTTCTACTTATACTTTTGCAACTATTCAAGCAATGTCTGCTTATGGTGCAAAAGGTATTACAGTTGCTAAATCTACAACAAGTGCAACAAGTATGAAGTTTTATGCAAATCAAAATTATACACCAATTAATGTATCAGTATATGGAGTTAAATAATGGCAGGTAGCTTAATAAAAATAGATGAGGAAATAGTTACATCAGCAGTAGCAAGTGTTGATTTGGGTGGTGCAAATTGGGATAGTTCTTATGATGTCTATAAAGTTGTTATTAGCAATTTAAAAATAGATACAGATACAGTTGGTGCAGTTTTTAGATATTTAGACACTTCAAATAATCCTATAACAGTTTCAAGTTATCATGTTGCATTTTTAGTTTTAAAAGCTAATACAACTTTTGAAGATGCTTATGGTAGTGGAACTTTAAGTTATGTAACAGATTTATATATTGGTAATGATACAGGGGAAAGTGCTAACTTAGTTATGTATTTGTTTAACTCTAACAATGCAAGTGAGTACAGTTTTCACACATTAGAGGGAACTTATTTATCACAACTAGCAAATCTAAAAGGACAACAAGGTGGTGGAGTTTTAAAACAAACATCTGCAACAAAAGGGGTAAGAATATTTCTTGGTGCTAGTGGTAACATTGATGAGGGTAAATTTACATTATATGGTTTAAAGAAGTAAGTATAAGAAATATATAGTAAGATAGGAGAGATATGACAGAGGAACAAGCACTAGCTCAAGCAACTCAAGAAATTGAGGACGCTAAACCAATGTACGCACAAGTAAATAACGAACGAAGAGAATTTACTGACGCAGAATATAACCAAGCAATTGAAGATAGGAAAAACTCTATACTTGACGAATATAACAATGGCTATAAAAGAGCAAGACAAGAGGCTTATTTACCAATCGCTGAACAGTTAGATATGCAATATTGGGATAGTGTAAATGAAACTTCTAATTGGGCTGACCATATTGCAGAAGTCAAAGCTGATAATCCAAAACCTGAGTAATGCAATTAGACGTTGTTCGTACACAATTTGGTAAAGACGCTACCAATGGTTTACTTTTTGTAAACGGAATATTTGAGTGCTACACATTGGAAGACCAATATCAAGCTGTAAAAGTTATGCACGAAACTTGTATTCCAGAGGGCGAATACCAAATTAAATTTAGAAAGGTTGGTGGATTTCACGCAAAGTATACAAAAAGATATGGAGCTTCGCACTATGGTATGTTGTGGTTGCAAGATGTCCCTGGATTTGAATATATATTAATTCACACAGGGAATACGGACGAACATACGAGCGGTTGTCTAATAATTGGCGATACCCAACAAGACCTTGATGTGTCCTTTAATGGTATGGTAGGAAGTTCCGGTAATGCTTATAAAAAGCTGTATCCTAAAGTTGCTAAGGCATTATTAGCAGGGGAAGAAGTCAAGATAAAATATTCTAAAATAAATTTAGACAGTGAAGTTAAGGTTTTTCAAACAAAGCCCAATGATATTGAGGCAAAACTTTCTGAGATAAATGGGAATATCAAAATACTACAAGCTAAAATGGAGGACAAGAATATAATCTAACGGGGAGTCGCCCTATTAAAATTCATTGTCCAAAATGCAAAGCAACTTTACTTTATAACTCTAAGAACAATTCTTTTTATTGTGGAAATAAAAATTGTAAAGATTATAACCGCAGACAATTTGGTGGTATGATTTGAAAGAATATAAGGAGTTTATGAAAAAGAAAAATTATTGGTTATTCATTTTAAATAAAGCATTTAGAACAGGCTTACAGTCAGCAATCTCGCTTTATCTTGCGCAATCCACAGGGATTATTAATGCAGATATAGTTGAGCTTATTGGCGTAGCTTTTTTGACTAGCGCATTATCAGTCGTACAGAACGGATTGGAGCAGTATAAACCTAAAACCACATTTGAGGATTAATGAAAGCACAAGTTAATCTAGGTCAAATTTTACAAGGTGGTTTAGCAGCTTTAGTCGGTTGGTTGTTCAAAACTGTTAATGATTTGCAACAAGAAGTGGCTACATTGAAAGCGCAGGTAGTTGCATATTCAGAAAGTATTACAGGCTTTAATCAAAATTTAATAATCATTGAAGAAGTAATTAGGGAAATCTTATTTAAGGTAGGTGGCTAATGGACTGTTGCGGTAGCGGTTGTTGTGGCGGTAAGTAATGTGTCTTGTAGACCAAAAACCTGACGGGTCATTTACGCAAATTTGTAATTGTAAATACGGAAGCGAACATTGTAATGGCTGATAACGGATATACTCAAAAAGAAATGTTAGCTTTGTTGCTTGAGGGTCAAAAAGAACAAAGCCATAGGATTGACGCATTACACGAAAAAGTAAATCAAAAAATATCAAGAAGTGAATTACTTGCTTGGACAACTGTGTTAGCAGTTTTAGTAGCAGGTCTAAGTCAATACGTAAATTAATTTTCTAACTTTACACACATAGATTATTAATTACTAGACTTTTCGTATGAAAAAGAAAGACGTTAAGTCTTTAATAAAAAAACGACAGGACGTATCACATAATACTGAACTAGGTAATAATTATTATCCTAGTGGCTGGAAACCTAATGTCAGCTTTGATAAATCTAGTAACACGGGTGGGATTACTCACGTTCAACCAGCCGACAATAACTTTAAATATAATCAGCTTTTGAGTAGCTGGGGTTTTGACCCTGATGAATTTTATATAGATGAAGACACGATAAAGTTTTCTACTTGGGACACACAACTTAAAGGCGGTAAGGTAGAACAAATGTATGCCTTTAAGGCAATTATAAAACGTAAGCACCCTGAAAAAGATAATTACTTTGAAGCATTACAAAAAGAAATAAAAAATAAAAAACCTATAAACGTTAAAAAAGTAAAAGGTGACACAGCGTATTTCTTTTTTCTTGCTGACTGGCAACTTGGTAAAAAAGATTGGGGAAGCGTTAATACAGTAAAACATATTAGAGAAGCAGTTAATAAAGCCAAAAAAAATATTAGAGAATTAAATAAAACTTGCACTATTGATGAAATATATATTATTGGATTAGGTGACCTTATTGAAAACTGTTACGGCTTTTATGACCACCAGCCTTTTAATATTGAACTTAGTAAAACTGAACAAGAACATTTGACTCGTGTTATGATTTTAGAAGTTTTGGACGGCTTACTAGGTTTAGCACCAAAAATAGTTCTTGGTGGAGTACCCGGAAACCACGGGGAAAACAGAACAAGCAAAGGTCAAGTATCTACTAATAGGTTAGATAACAGCGATACAGCAGCGTTTCAAATAGTTGGTGAAATAATAAATGGTAGACCTAGGTATGAACACGTTGATGTTGTTGTCCCTAACGATTATCACTTAGTATTGGAAGTTAAAGGTATTCATATTGGTTTTACACACGGGCATATGACAGCTGGAGGCGGTGACCCGTGGCTAAAAATGGAAAAGTTTTGGAAAGGTCAAATGTATGGTTGGCTTCCAATAGGTGGTGCTTCTATCTTAGTATCAGGTCATTTTCATCATTTAAGAGTTGTGGAACAAAAAGGTAGGACTTGGATACAAGCGCCTAGTCTTGATGAAAGCCACGAATTTACAGCTCGTACTGGGTTTGGTACGAAGCAGGGTGTTTTAACTTTTACAGTAAGTAAAGACGGCTGGGATAATCTAAAAGTTTTATAGCAATTAATTAATTATTAATTTATAATTCAGTATGGATATTGTAGCCATTGAAAATGACGGAACGAAAGTTCGGTTGGTATATAGAGAGGGTGAAAACTATGCGTATCAAAACTTGGGTAAAGGTATACTTAGGGTTTTAAAGAGCACAGATGATTCCCTTACTATTGAGCACGTTAATAAGTTGCGCCACGCCAACCTCTGAAACCCCGTCTGAATTTACGCAATATATAAATTGCAGAAAAGGGCAACAACAAGTTGCAGTTGTCCAAGATTGGCGACCCCTTATTGAAAAATACTTTAAACCACAAGACGTTGATAAAGCTCTGCGTATTATTTTTTGTGAAAGCTCAGGGCGTAGTTCTGCTGTTGGTGTGAATAAAAATAGAACTAGAGATATAGGTTTGTGGCAATTTAATGATGAAACGTGGGCTTGGTTAAAACCTAAACTTAATATAAAGAATAATAGATACGACCCTGAAACTAGCACAGCAGTTGCAAGTTGGCTTGTTTATAATGACGGCTGGTATCATTGGAACAGCAGTAAACATTGTTGGGGTGACAAGTGATAGTTCATCAAATATATTTTGATTTTTACGGAAATGGTATGAACGAACTTTTTAAAGAAAGTCGTAAGCAGTTTCAGTTGTGGTGTCGTGAAAATGGTTACTTATATAGGTTATGGACTGAAGCTGATTGTGATAATTTAATTTTTGAGTACCCCCAATATGTCGATATGTATTTATCAGCAAGATACAAGATAATGAAAATAGATATTCTTAGATTTGTAATGCTTCATAAATATGGTGGTTTGTATGCAGACCTTGATGTATTTCCACAAATACAAGAATTGAAAAGAGAAAAAGATTTATATTTTGTTTTGGATAAATGTAATGGCGGTAGGAAAAATTTACAATATATTACAAATGAAGTTTTACAAATTAAAGCTGGGCATAGTTTTGCAATAAATTATTTAGATTATGTCAAAAAACAAATAGAAAAAAAACAAGATATGGAAATATATAAGACTTGGAAAAAAAGATATGTATTGCAGACGACAGGTGTTTATGCACTTACTAGGTATTTGAAAAAAGGTTTTTATGATTTTGATTATTACACAACTAATCAGCTTGAATTTAAAAAAGGAACTTGGGATTGTGTTGGTTTAGGTAATACTGAAAATGTAGATTTTAAAACACATCAATCAGAGAGTTGGTATAATGCTACGTAAGGAGCGTATATGTTAGAGCTAAACGAAGTTGATATTGATACCCTTAATGAATATCCTGATAATCCACGTCAGGGTGATATATATAAAATATCTGAAAGTTTAAATCAGCACGGTCAATATCGTCCGCTTACTGTAAATAAAAGAGATATGACAATTCTTACAGGTAATCACACTTGGAAAGCTATGAAACAACTTGGTTGGAAAACTTGTATTGTAACTTATGTAGATGTTGATGAAGCACAAGCTAAGAAAATAGTTCTTGTTGATAATCGTCTTGGTGATATTGCTGGGTATGATGATGAGCTTCTTAGTAAAATGTTGCAAGAAATTGTTGATAGTGGTGATTTTTTAGGCACTGGGTTTAATGCTAAGGAAATAGATGAACTTCTTGAGGAAATGAATACAGAAGTTGACGATTATGATACAGAGTTTGAAGAAGTAAAAGGCGAAAAGAAAAGTAAACAAGAAGCTGTTCACGATATTGTTTTGTATTTAGATGATAAGCAATTTGAAAAATATAAAAAATGGGTACAGGCTTTAGCTGAAGAGATGAAATGCAATCTTACTGAAGCAACTTATAATGCAGTCAAATATACATATGATGATTTAGGTTTATGAAACAAGTAAAACTAAAAGACCTGAAACAATATGGTAGCAATCCAAGAGTTGGTAATGTTGATTTAATTGCTGAATCTTTAAAAGAACACGGGCAGTTTCGTCCTTTGATTGTTAACAAAGACAATACAATATTAGCTGGTAATCATACTTATTTAGCTATGAAGCAGTTGGGTTGGAAAGAGTGTGACGTACATTATGTTGATGTTGATAATAAACAAGCACGTAAAATTGTTTTAGTTGATAACCGCCTTAATGATGTTGCAACTTATGACGGGGAACTTATTGTTGAAATGCTTGATGAGTTAATTAACACAGGTGATTTGACTGGTACTGGTTTTACTGTAGATGACGTTGATGATTTAGCTGCGGAGTACAACGAAATAAATATTACAGACTTTGAAGAGTTTGAGGGTGGCTATGCTTTATCTGATGAGGAAATAAAATCTATACAAGATAAAAGGGCTAACGCTACTGGGCGTAATGCAGGTAATCCTTTAAAGGATATTCCTATATCACTATTAGATACTCAATATAAAGAATTTAAAAAAATGATATTAGCTATTACACAAGATAAAAAAATAAATACATCGGAAGCAATTCTTTTCTGTTTAGAATATGCATTTAAAAAGAATAAACGCACTTGGTTTAATCGTTGAAACTTGTTATTCCAACACACAAAAGAGCCCATTTAATATCTACCCCATTTTTAAAAGTATTTAAAGATTTTGATAAGTATATTTTATTTCACGATGAAGAAGCGAAACTTGAATATTTAAACTATAACGACTATAAAGATATTAATTTAATTGTAACTAATCAACCAGCTACTAAATCTGGTAGCGGACTTGCACAAAATCGTAAATATTTTATTGAAAACTATGTTGAACACGGCGAGTGGGTTTTGTTTTGTGATGATAATGTTATTAGCGTGTATGGTTTATTTCCTGAAGACTTGTGGAAAAAACCTGAACACGAAAAACTTAATGAACTTGATTTTAGTTATTGGGAAAATAAATTATTTAACAGACGCATTAGTGAAATAAAAGAATATGCAAATGCAATTGGTGCATATCACGTTGGGTTTCAAACATCTAAAAATTATTTTTTTGCAAAGAAAAAATATCGTGAACGTGGATACGTACTGGGAAAAATGACACTTTGGAAAAAAGATAATAATTTTATTTATGATGAGCCATTTTGCAGTATGGAAGACTTTCACCATACAGCTATGCACATTGTTAACTATGGTAAGGTATTGATTTGTGATTATCTGTGGGCTAATGCTACGCATTTTCAGGGTGGTGGTTTAGGCACAAAAGAAAATAGAAAACCTAATCAACTAGCTTCTATAAAATATTTAGTAAGTAGGTATCCCGAATTAATAAAAGTGAAAAAACGTAAAGATAATTATCCTGATTTACGATTTCCAAATATGTCTGATGAGAACTTTTTAAAGTGGCGTAAGAAATATTTAGAGTTTTTAAAACATTATGATTTTGAATATAAACGATTAAAATGGATAAAGAAACAATAAAAGTCAACGTTTGTAGGCTTTTAACAGGACATTTTAAGGCGATTTAAGGACGTGTTTGTCTGTCTAGGCTGTAACTGTCCATAGGAAAGGTACAAAATATGCAAGATATAAATGAGATGATTGAAATTATAAAAGAAATTGATATTGGAAAGTATACGCAAGAGGAATATAGAAATGTAGTTGATTCTATATCTATAAACTTTAAAGCCAAATGGTATGATGAGTTATATGATAAAAAAGGTTTTAGAGATTTTGGGGGACAGTCTTGATTGATATTCGTCTGCGCTCAAAAATATCTGAAAAAGAACTTGAGCAAAAAGTTGGCAAGATACTTACCGAAAATGATTACAACATTTTAATAACTAAAGATACAACAGTTAGGTTTCCTAATGGGAAAGTTGGCGCAATATATTTAAAAGAAGTTATTCCACAAGAACTTGCTGATGACAGTTATGAAGTATTACACAGTTTAAAATCACATCAGACTTCTAATCGTGGTATGGCTAGTGGCTTACCTAGGTTAAAAAGAGGTAGCGGTGGTAGTCGTACTGATACAGCTAAGAGTATAGCTTCTGCTATTATTGGAAATCTTGACCCCGTTGGTATGCAACAATATTGTAGGCTTACTGCTTTTAGTGCAAAAGAATTTGATAAATACGAAAGTTTATTTCCATTATTTGTATTTATAGGTGAAAAGATGAAAGAGTATGCACCTGAAAGGTATAACGCTCAAATGGAATTTGTTAATAGAACTCATAAGGATTGGGTAATTCCTAATACACCATTTACAACTATTACTGTAAACAATTCGTATCCTACTGGTGTGCATACTGATAAGGGTGATTTAGACGAGGGCATATCTACATTAGCTTGTATAAAGAAAGGCGATTGTCAGGGTGGCTATCTTGTTCTTCCTGAATATAGAATTGCATTTAAAATGGGCGATAGGGATTTATTAATATTTGACGCTCACCAATGGCACGGAAACACACAGTTAGAAATGAATAGTGATGACGCTGAAAGGATTAGTATTGTATCATATTACAGAACAAAAATGGAAGAGTGCGAAAGCGCTGCGGACGAATACGAAAAGAGGTTAAATTATGCCGAAAGAAAAATCAAACAGTAAAAGTTGGGACGTAGAAAATGAAACTTTTCAAGAATTTAAAGAACGTAGGCACGCTGGTTGGTCGGGTACGGGACAGCCTAACTCACAGACTAGGCAAGCTGGTAGATGTAGTAACACTGGCGATTATAAAAAAGATTGTAGTTGCAGAACTTGTATCAACAGAAGAAGCAGAGCAAAAGGAAGAAGAAAACAAAACTTAGCTAGAAAAAAACTAGGTATAAAAAATAATAGATTTCACGGGGCTGACGCTCACGAGGAAAATTGGGATACGGGTTTACGTGTAGAAGTTAAAGCTGGTAAACAATGTAATCCTCTTTCTAATTTCTTTTATAAATGTAAACAACAATCTGACGCTTCGCATAGGGCTTTTGGAAGTATGAGTAAACCTTTTATACAAGTAAGTATGCCCGATAATTCAACTAAGGGCATTGTTAGTTTTGAGCTTGATGATTTAGAAAATGTATGTGTCGAAGCTCTTAAAAATTTAGGATATGATTTTGGGGATAAGTAAGTGTTAAACAAGGCAACCCAATGTCACTTGCGTGACCGAAAGGAGGTATAATTTAAGCCCGTCCGTAGTTCTCTTACGGCTCTAGTCTTACTCAATCCCGTATCTAGTCTAGCTAGACTTCTTGCTTTTTTCTAACTTGCAGATGTTACAATAATCGATAACATCTAAGTCAATCCATTGATGACCCTGAGTTTCGCAATCGTGTGGCTTAGGTACTTCTTTAATGTAGTCACCTAGTAACGACCAATGTTTTACAAGCGCATAAGGTGTAACCGTAATCCCTTTCCAATTATCACGATACATCTTTACACGGATTTCTATATCATCGGGCGTTGCCCCTATCTCTGCAAGTTCTTTGACACATTTATTCCAGCCCCCACGTTCTACATTTGTATTAGGTTGGTATCCCATAGCATTTACTAAAGCAACATAAATGTGTCCATTTTTTCTTTGTTTAGTTGACTTTAGTTTGTGGCTCTCTGACGAGCTGGGGGGCAGTTCATCTTTGACTGGGGGTTGTTCGTATATGAACGGATTACGCCTTAGAACTGTATACAGGTTGCTAGTCTGCTCATTAGTTTCTTTGTCGTATCTTGGCTCAACAAGAACAGCGCCACAGTCTTTTAGCTCAGATAAAGCACGCTTTACAGTAGAATTAGAAGTATGCATACGCTTTGCTAATGTCGAAATAGCTGGGAAGCACGTTCCGTCATCTTTGTCAGCGTATCTGTTTAGTACTGCATACAATCTCACTGCTTGTGCTGAAATGGGTAAGTCAATTACCCACTCAGGCACAATAGCGTAATACTCATCTACCCTTACCCAGTCCATTTAGAACGGGGCTTCGTCAGGCGCAGTATTCTCTCTTGCTTGTGGCTCTTGACTGTCTTTAAGTTCAATCAATTTCTCAATAAACTTTGAAGCGTCTTTACCACTTAGCTTTGGTACTTCAGTCACTAGCTTATCTGCTTCTGACTTTGGTACTTCTTTGAGTAGTGAGTTTATAAATTTAAGCTGTTTGTCAGACGGCTTGTTATAAACTGCACTTACAGGCTTAGGCGGTGTGTATTCGGGCTTGTTGCCGTATTTGTATGTAGGCTCTGACGGAGCGTTTTTCATCATCTCTTCAGTCATACGCATTGTGAAACTGCTAATTTCATCAAGCTCTAACTTGTCAGAACACACCAAATCAACAGCGCCTTTGAACGCAACTTGTGTCACGATTAGCTTGTCCTTATTCATCTATCCTCGCTTTCCATTTGTCCACGGGCGAACGTAAGTATAAGACCAGCGTCCACCCTTTTTTGATTTTGCTTTCCTACGTTGTTGTCTATTCGGCATTAGCTTTGTACTTTCCAGCGTATAAGTATTTTCTAGTGCCGTCCCACATCGCAGTATTGAACGCTTGTTCATCAGCTTCTTTGAATCCTAAGTCGGTAGTGTAAGACCAATTTTTAGTTCCCTCATTACCAAAGTCAAAGATAAACTGATACGTCCATTTGTGTTTGTTAATTGGTGGCATTGTCTGCAACCAATCTGAGCTGTGCAGTTTCTACTTCGTCAGCTGGGTGGCTAACTAAGTAGTAAACAAAATGCCCGTGTTTTTTACCTTGCACAGTTTGGATAACCCAGCCCTCATCTCTAAGGGTGTGTAGATAGCCACCGAAACGTGCGCAACGTAAGTCGTATACGAACTCGCCATTACTTATGGGGTCGTTTGCTCTGTGTCTTAAAAGAACGTAACGGATTAAATCCATTTTTGTTTTTATAGACGCAGGGATAAACTCACCCCTAAAGTAATCAACAGTTCGTCTTGTGTCACCCACTTAAACTCGCAACAACTTCTTTGTCAATCTTTTGCTGTATGAAAGAATCCACACTACAAAAGTCTACAATTTTAGTTGTATACCAAATAGGGACACCACTGATAATGTAATCAGCTTCGGGAAGTTTCCCGTGATGTCGCCAAGAGATAACTGTACTTCTATCTACTTGAAGCATTTGCGCTATCTCTTGTATTCCGACTAGTTTCATAGTTTCACCAATTCCTTTGCAACACGATTTGTTAAATCGCTGTCACTATAAATAAGATTGCCAGCTTGTTTTTCTAGCTTTGCGTTCTCGGTTTTTGCACCACGAACTTTTTGTTGCCACAACTCGTAGGAGTTGTAAGCGTTTAGCAATCCCCAACCATTGTTAACCCCGTTGTCTTTTTCTGCAATCCAGTTGACACGGATTGTGTTACGGATTTTATCAACATTATTGTACTGTCGAATTTTGGTTGTATCATCTTTGTCATATTCAGGGAGCGGAAACATTTTGTTCATAAGCTCATCAAACACACGCTTGTCGATTTCGGTGTTGATTAACTGATTAACAGTTTCGCTGAAAGAATCGTAAAACAATTCTGTCAACCCTAATATATTTCTTGCCTCATCTATTTTACTTGAAATAGACTTGGTATGTCTAAGTGATATTTGGTTAGGCGTTCTGCTTGATAACGCCATACGTAATGTATTAGAACATACTACACGAACAGGGGTCATAATAATTTTTAATGCCCCGCTTCCGTCGTGAGAGTTTGTCAATAACATATATGGAATAACGTCATCATCAATGTCAAGCACAGTATTCAATCTCATTTGTATAAAGATTGTTGCACCACCATTGAGGCTTCCTGCCGTCTCGTATTTAGCGTCACCGCTATCTACTAATGTGTCCATAAAGTTAAAGGCGTCTAAGTTTTGAACAGGCGTATATCTGTTGCCGACTATACCGTAACAGCTTTCATCGGTTTCCCTTACGACTGCGAACTTATTCGCAATATTCTTTATGCTTTCCTGTTGGGTTTGGAAATAGACTGGCTCTAACTTTACAACCCAATCTAATCCCGCTGTGACTAACGCATCTTGCGCAGTCAGTACGTCTGGAGTTACTACGCCTAGTTTGTGCCAAGGTGTCTTGACAGCACTAAACATAGTTTCTACATTTGCACTCATTCTGTATCCTCACTTTCTAATGCTTCAAATGGCTCTGAAGCTATTGACCTTTGCAATTCTATGAATCGATATTGGTCGTTTAACTCACGCATTTTACGTAAGTTGTTTTCTAGTTGGCTTACTTTTGGCTTGATTGTTTTTAGAAACTTTGTGTATTTGTAAGTTTCGTAAGAACTACCAAGCATAATTCCAAGTAACACACCTGACACAAAAATTAATATTAGTGTCATTGTTGGTACTTGATGTATATATGATAATAATGAAAGTGTATTTTCCATTATTCACCACCTTTCCTTGCTATGTTTTTTTTCTGTCTGATTTGTTCTAGCTGTTCTAACAGTTTTTGTTCTTCAGCTTCCAATTCTTTTTGAATTGTATTTGCTATAAAGCGTTTAGATTTTTGTTCTAAAGGTTTATAACGTGGGTCACTTTTGTCAACGAGTACGTTGCCGTCTTTGTCAACTAAAGTATCCCACTCTTTGTGATTTTGAGCTAATATCTCTCTGCGCTTTTGCTTTACTACCCAAGCGTTAACTAGGGAATTGAGAGCTATATCTGTTAGCTCGAATCCGTCTTTTTGATACCAAGTTATAACAAACGAACGATACGCTTGTTCAGTCTTGATATGCCACTTAGGGCTACCGCAATAAAAACTATTTTTATAATTTTTCTTACGGGTTGCTAAGTCGCCACGGTATAAACGCATACCACATACGCCACAGACTTTGAATCCGTTTTTGTCAGGTATATGTTTTTCTGATAGTGTGACTTTACGAAAATCATTATCATCATCTTCAATGATTCTGTTTTCGATATCGTCAATCGGTGAACTCATTTGATTTCATCACCTCACTTAATGGCTTAGTGTTGTAAGGTATAATTTTCATATACTCTTTACACCAAATAATCTCTTTTTCTTTGGCGTTAAGTTTTGGGTAAAGTTTAGTTTTTTCTGTATTTGAAAGAACTGCCCACTCACGCCAGCTTTTGAATCGAGATTTCATTTCTTTTTTCTCTGTCATTACTGACCTTTCTTTAGTCATAGTCATACCGAATTGTATAACTACCTAGGGAAGCACAACTGCTGGGCAGAGCAGTAATGCTTCCTTGAGCTAGTTACGTGTAAAGAGTTAAGTCGTCTTCAAGCTCTGCAATTTTTTCTGCAATCTCAAGTCCTACGTTGCTCTTGTAATCGTTTAACCACACTCTTATGTGTAGTTTGTCACCACTTGTTAATGTTTTGTCATCTACACACATAGAAACAGCGTGGCTATAAAAGTTAGCCATTGCAACTTGTTGTATGTAGTTGTGTGGTTTTTCGTAGTAGTCAATAACATCACTTGGATTTTTGAAAAAATCAAAATCATCTAGCGCTCTAGCTGATGTATGTATCTCTTCATCATTCAGTAACGTTGGTGCAGAAAATGCTTTTGTATAATCTGCGCTTGTCTTGTCGAGCCAGTTGAGTGCTTCTAAGTCGTTTATGATATAGAGCGCACAACGTCTTTGCTCATTTGTTAGGTCGTCTTTTAATTTAACGTCCATAGTATTTACCTCACTTTCTTTTTGTCTTTTATAAATACCATAGAGCCAACGCATTAATTAGTACGTATACAGGGTGTATGAAAAATGCATTGACTCTAGCTATCTATCGTCTTGGCTCGTTGATTTCTTCAACAACAACTTTTGTGTTGTCTTCAGAGTATCTTGTGATTGTGATTTTGCCTAACACGAAGCAGTCGCTAGTGCTTCCTTTGTTATCCCAAAATCTGTTACGCTCAATTGTAAAAGTTCTTGTTTGACCAATTTTAACTAATGGTAAGTTACAACCTTGACCGCAAGTCATATCTCTTAAGTCGTGCAAGAATTTTGCAATATTGTCTAATGTAATTTCCCCGTCTTTGTAGTAGTTATCAATTTCTTGACCAAATCCTTTTGGTTGAAACCAATTGCTAAAACAATTACCGAAGTTATCCCAATCTTCAAATGAGATACTCTCTCTTGTAATTACGTTGCCGAATTTTGTATCAGTAGTCATTGTTACTCCTTTCAAGAGTGTTTTGTTTTTTTTGTTGATACCTAAGTATCTATCTACCCACACTTACGTATGGGCAGTTAGATAATTAGTTAGTTGTAACTCTACGTACGTTTCTAACTTGATTAGCTATTTCTTCAACTTCTTTTCTGTCAACTGTTGAAGCAAAGTTGTATTCAGGATTTACAAGAACGTCAAGAACTTTAGCAACCATATCTAGTGCTTGTCCCTCACTCATTTGGAAAGAGAAAAAGTTTTTTTCTGTATCCCAAATATTGTCACCCTCATATCCTCTGATTGAAACAAAGTTGTTGCCCTCATCACTTGCAGTTTCTACAAGTAAAGTAGAACGAAAGACTGCACTGTTAGCATTTCCTCTAGCGCAGCTTCTTACTTTGTTTGATTCCCCGTTGCTTGACCAAGTCTCGTAGTAGTTACCCTCAACTTGTTGTGTATTCATTACTTCCATTTTTTTTCCCCTTTCATAAGGATTGTTTGTTTTGTTAGTGGAACTGATTGTTCCATAAGGCGCTCAATAAATGAACGCCCTAGCAAGAATCAGTATTGTTTAATTATTAGTTTTGCGTCCAAGATTGTAACTTGCTTGTCAAGATTGTCTGCGAATTGGAAATGCAGAAGTTCTTGTAGTAGCGGTTGATGTAGTTTGTAACAAATTGTTTATATCTTGTTGTTGTGTGTAAAGAGCACACTGCCGTCACGGGCAACCTTGTCCATTCTCAATATTTCTTTCACTCGTTTTCGTCGTACTAAACGAGCACCGCGCTGACGCAATTTCGTGGACACCCACAACAAAGTGAATGGTCGCGCCAGTTGGTTGGACGGCTTTTTGCGGGTAAGCGTACCGGGATTTTGACTGCTTGGTGGGGCGACACCAACCGACAGTTTACCGTCAGCAGAGAGCCTCCAGAATTTTGAGAGTATTTTGTGTTTTCATAATTACCAGTTTAATAGTTAATTAATAATTAACAAATAAATATATTAAAAAATATTAAATGGTATCTGTATATCTCGGCTTTGTAATTAGGCGTTCTATGATATATAAGGAACGTTTCAAGCCCATTTAAGCGTTTATATATATAGTTAGGCATAAATGCTGGGCTTTGGTATATAATTAAAAAAATAAAAAAAAGATTGGAAAAATATGTCAGATAGCGTCCAAAAAGACGGCATAAGATACAAATTCGAAGACGATAGAGTTTGGTCTAGGTTGGCTCAAGCTATATCGGTTGGAGCTTACATTGAACAGGCTTGTGTATTTGCTGGAATAAGTTCTCGGCAGTATAGACGTTGGCGTGAACTTGCTGAAAAAGGTGTTGAGCCTTACGCTTCTAAGTGGACAGAGATAGAACAGAGTGAAGCTCAAGCTATTGTTAGAAACTTATTTAACATACAAAACGCTGCGAACTCTGGAACTTGGCAGGCTTCTGCTTGGATTTTGGAACGTAAGTATCCTGATAAATTTGCAAGAAAAGATTTTGTGCAGGTATCTGAGGGTAAAGATTATGATGTAGAACTCTTTTGGTCAGACGGAAATGTGTTTGAGATGTCCGAAATGTCCGATATAAAAAAAGAGGAAGAGGAGTAACATTGGCTACTGCTGTTGCAGTTTATGTATGGCTATTTGTTTTTGTTGTGTGCTGGTCTTTGTTATTAAATGGAAAGAAATAATTATGTGGTTTGATGAAGTAATATTAGATGATTTAGATGAGGAACTAGATAATGGCTGAAGATTATGACGCTTATATAAATGCAGAGTTTGTTGATATGGTTACTAATGAAACGTGGGATTTCCCTACGCCATATTGGGAAGTTGATGATAATGAGGATATATTCCCTATGGGTATTGCTCAAAACTTTTTTATTATATTTCCAACAGTTATTGAAGCGCTTGATGAGTTTATTGAACAACTAAAAAGGAACGGCGATAATGGAAACGAGTTTACAGGATACTAGCGCTGGTATTCCGTTTAAAGTAAAACTACCACAGCTACACGCTGGTCAGATTGATGTAGCTAAATCTAATGCACGTTTTAAAGTTCTTGTTGCAGGCAGACGCTGGGGAAAAACTAGGTTGGGTGTTTGGTTGTGTATTGCTAAAGCTATGCAGGGTAAAAAGACTTATTGGGTAGCTCCAACATATTCTATGGCTAATGAGGGCTGGAAAGAAATACGTAGGTTAGGTATTGACTATGGTGTTGTTGTTAAAGAGGGTGAGAAAACAATATACACTCCAACAGGTGGTTACGTTACAGTAAGGACTGCTGATAATCCAGATAGGTTACGTGGAGCTGGTCTTGACTTTATTGTTCTTGATGAGTGTGCATATATTAAAGAAGAAACTTGGAAAGAAGTTCTTAGACCTACCCTGACCGAACGTCAGGGCGGTGCTTTGTTTATCTCTACGCCTAAGGGCTATAATTGGTTTTCTAGGATATTTGATGAAGCTGAAAATCAAAAAGATTGGGAACGCTGGCAAAAACCAACTGCTACTAATCCTCTTGTACCTACTGAAGAACTTGATATAGCAAAAAAAGAAATAGGTAGTTTTTTATTTAGTCAAGAGTATGAAGCGCAATTCATTGAACAGACTGGTGGATTATTCAAGCCCGAGTGGTTTAAGTATTATAAGAAAAATGTATATGAAGATTACAACGAAAATGGTTATCTTGAAACTAAGGTTATGTATTTGTTTGATAATATGCAAGTTAATCACAATGACTTACGTATTGTAACTACTGTTGACTTAGCTACTTCCACAAAAGATAGCGCTGACTTTACTGTTGTATGTACTATTGGTATAGATAAAAACCAAAATATTTTTGTATTAGATATTATTCGTAAGAAACTTGAAGCGCCTGACGTCTTAAAATTGCTTGAAGCTGTGTATGAAAAGTGGTCGCCTAGTGTTATTGGGGTTGAAAGTGCAGGGTATCAACTTGCATTAATACAAATGGCTAAGCGTCAAACGTCACTACCTATACAAAAATTAAAAGCTGATAAGGATAAATTCAGTAGAGCTTTACCTTTATCTGCAAAAATGGAATCTGGAATAGTGTTCTACCCTATGGATAGTGTGTGGTATAGTGATTTAGAAAAAGAGATGTTGCAATTTCCAGCTGGTGAGCACGACGACCAAGTTGACGCTCTTGCATACGGTATTTTACAAACGTCTACGAGAAATAAATTTAGAGCATATTGAGGAGTTTAGTTGGCTGAACGCAGAAATCTGTTTGACATTATTGGGTTAAATAGAAATACACAATACAAAAGAAACACGGGTAATTCTTTTATAAGGGGTGAACAGTCTTTTAATAATGCAACATTTATACAGGGTTATGACACTTCTGCTGGGGATTTTGATTTAAAAAATCTTGGAAGCGGTGAATCTAACTCTGCTGTTACTTCTTGTTTACAAGTCTTAGGTATATCTTTTTCTGAGGCTGTTCTTGAAGTATGCACTAAAGATGATAAGGGCGATAAGATGACAGTTCCTAATCATCCTTTAACTTTGTTAATGCGTAGACCAAATCCATATATGAGTGGTGACGTTATACAAAACTACATTGTAAATGCTTTACACGTTCACGGAAATGCATATTTATTAAAACAAAAAAATGAAGCAGGTGAATTGGTATCTCTTTATCCACTTATGCCTAGTAGTGTTACCCCTAAAGGTAGTGAAACTGAACTTATTACTCATTATGAATATGAAACTGAACAAGATACTTTTAGGATTGACAATAAAGAAATCGTACATTTTAAATTAGGTCTTGACCCAAATAATCATAAGCAGGGTTATAGTCCTTTGAAAACAGTATTACGTGAAATATTTGGTGATGAGTCTGCTGGTCAAATGGCTACTGCTCTTTTGTCTAATATGGGTGTACCGTCAGTTATGATTACGCCTAAAGATGATTTTGGTTTAAGTGAAGAGGAAGCTAAACAAATCCAAATGACTTATCAACAAAAAGTATCAGGGCGTAACAAAGGTAAGCCATTAGTCATAAGCGGTCAAATGAACGTTGAGAGATTATCCTTTAGCCCTAAAGATTTGGATATTGGTTTACTTAGGCGTGTACCTGAAGAGCGTATTTCTGCTGTGCTTGGTGTACCTGCAATATTAGCTGGGTTAGGTGCTGGTCTTGAGAACGCAACATATTCTAATGCTAGAGAGCTGAGGGAATTTTTTACTGAAAATAAATTAATACCATTATGGAAAATGGTTGCTGAGGAATTAACACAACAAATATTACTACCTGAATATGACGTATCTAATATTACTTATGCTGAATATAACTTTTCTGAAGTAAGAGCTTTACAAACAGACCATAATGATTTGTTTACTCGTATGAACGTTGGCGTTCAGGGTGGTTGGGTAACTGTTGGTGAAGCAAGAAGTGCTGTTGGGTTGCCTACTGATGAAAGCCAAAATTATTATTTACAACCATTAAACGTTGTTAAAGAAAACCAAGACGCTTCAGTTATGGAAGAAGAAGTTGAGGAAGTTGTTGAACAAGAAACACCTGTAGCTGTTACTGAAACTGAAGATGATATTGAAAACAGCGCTATGTCGCAAAAAGTTATTAAAAAGATTGAAGACCAATTTTGTGTGATAGCTGAAGATAGTGGTAAGAATATGGGTTGCTATCCAACTCGTGCTTTAGCTCAAAGACGTCTTGAACAAATTAGTAGATATAGTGATAATCCAAAAGCAAGAGTAGGTAAAGATACTTTTACAACAGTTGAGGAAGCAAGAAAACGTGCTGAGGAAATCGGTTGTAATGGTACGCACACACATAAAGATGATGACGGCAATATGGTCTATATGCCGTGCGCTACTCATAACGAATATGAGCAGAGGTTAAATGGAAGAGAAAGTTAGCGCTAGGGTCAAGAAAGCGTTACAAAAAAAAGTTGATGACCATAATAAAAAGTATGGTGATGACGCTAGAAAAAGAGCAACACTTAAAATGCTTATTGCAGTTTTTAGGCGTGGTGTTGGTGCTTATAACACAAACCCTCAAAGCGTAAGACCTAGTGTAACTTCTAGTGACCAATGGGCATACGCCAGAGTTAACAGCTTTTTATATTGTCTTAGAACTTTAAAATTTAGAGGTGGTAAGTTCGATACTGATTTACTTCCTAGAGCACACCCTTTATCTAGTAAAGCTCTCGCTGAAAAAGGTAAGTATGATGATTTAGATTTTACAATTCCTAAAGGCGCAAAGGAAGAAGCAAGGCGTGGGCTTGATTGGGTAAAAGAATTTAATAGAGGTGGTACTTCTGTTGGTCGTAACTCTGCTAGGTATATTCTTAACAACCAAACTGCTGGTAGTGAAAAGGTTAGACACATAGCTAAGTATTTTCCACGACACGAAGTTGATAAACAGGCACAAGGTTGGCGACCCGGAGAGAAAGGTTATCCAAGTAATGGTCGTATTGCTTGGGCGTTGTGGGGTGGCGAAGCTGGTAAAACGTGGTCACAAAAATTAGTAAGAGGTATGAATAAACGTGATAAGGAAGAAAAGTTTACAAGCGCTCAAGAACTTATTGAAAGACGTGATTTGCTTAGGAAACAAAGTTGGGATATTAGGTTAAACAGGTTTAGAACAAAAGAAGCAAAAGATTTTCTTTGGAAGCAGTATGATGTGCAACTT